AAGCCAGTGTAAGCCAAATGTAAGCCGGTGTAAGCCGCCGAAAGCCCAGGCAGAAGAAGAAGAAGAAGAAGATATAACCCCCCCTACCCCCCCAGGGGGCGACGCGCGGTTCGAGGACTTCTGGAAGGTCTACCCGAGGAAGGTCGCGAAGGCCCAAGCCCTGAAAGCCTGGAAGAAGATCAAACCCAGTGCGGAACTGGCGGCGGAGATCATCGCGGCGGTCGGGGCCTATGCCAGAACACCGGCATGGACGAAAGACGGCGGGCAGTACATCCCGCACGCCAGCACGTTCCTCAATCAGCGGCGATGGGAGGATGAGTTGCCCGATGCGAGCGGTAGTCCGACGCCAGACCTTCCACCCCCCGAGCGAGATGCTGCCGGCAAGACCCGGCGCGACTACCTGTTGGATAAGCTCAACCCGATGGGGGCACGACCATGATCCAGATAGACGTTGACAGGCTGTGCGATCGCGCCAGTGAGGCCGCAACCTTGGGGTCGATGATCCTGAGCCACAAGGTCATTCCGTCGATTCTGGAATGGGTGACCGCCGATTCGTTCTACATCGAAGAGCACCGGCGCATCTTTGACGCGATTGTGAAACTTTGGCGGCAGAACCCCGGCGGCACGGTTGACGGCCTGTTACTGCGGAGCCATCTGGAGCACGCCAACGAACTGGCAGATGTGGGCGGGCTGGCCTACGTCAAGCGCGTGGTGGACTCGGTTCCACATCCCCACAACGGTGTCTACTACGCCAGGCAGGTGGCGTCCAAGAAGCGATATCGTGACCTTGTGGCCGCAACCGAACAGATGCGGCGTGTCGTGGGCGACGGCGGCGACGTGGACGAACAGATTGCCGAAGTCCAGCGACTCGCGATGTCGATGGAGTCGGAGCGGACCGTCAGCGATGTCTACGACGTGGCAACGTGTGCATCGCAGATTGCTCTGGACACACAGAACGGTTCGACTGCGATTCCCTTTGGCTTCCGCGCCCTTGACCGCATGGTCCCTGGAGCGAATCCGGGTGATTTGATCCTTGTGGCAGCCCGGCCGAGCATGGGCAAGACGGCGCTGGCGTGCGGCGTGGCGGTGAACATGGCTCAGCGCGGTAAGCGGGTGTTGATCCTCACGCTGGAGATGACTGCACGTAGCTTGATCGAACGGTTGATTGCCACCCATGCCGGCGTCAGCCTTTCAGTCATTAAACAGGGGCCACCCAAAGACGTGTTGGATCGTTTCTACCAGGCGAGCCTGGACTTGGAGAAGCTGCCGATCCGCATTGTGGAGAACGCGACCACCCCCGAACGGCAAGCGGCTGTTGTCCAGACAATGAAGCAAGGCGCTGGCGTCGATGTCACGTTCATCGACTACATCGGCTTGATGAAGTCGGGGCAGCGTACCACAAACCGAAACGATGAAGTAAGCGAGATCAGCCGGAGCCTCAAGCATCTTGCCCAGCGGTATGAAGTCCCGGTAGTGGCGCTAAGTCAACTCAATCGTGCGTGTGAGTCCCGCGACAACAAGCGACCGCGGCTGTCCGACCTACGCGATTCGGGCAGCCTGGAGCAGGACGCCGACGTGGTGATGTTTTTGCACCGGCCGGACTACTACCGGCGGCAGCAAGACCCGGCAGCGAAGGACCTGGACTCCACGGCCGAGATTCTTGTCGCCAAACAGCGCAACGGTCCCGTTGGTATGGTCAAACTTAGCTTCATCGAAGAAGCGATGGGCTTCTTCGACTGGTCGAATCTGACTTGAATGGGGGGCATTATGGAACAGCCATTTTGGGCACGGAAACTTCACAACCTGCTTCTGTTTGTCGAGGACGCGAGAACGCCGAAAGACCGCATCGATGCATTGCAGGCAACGGCTGGGGTACTTCGAGAGGTACTGCGTGACGAGTTCGGCCTTCGGACTCCGGTCAGGGAGCCGGAGATGTTCATCGCCGAGCAATTCTGAGGCAATTTATGGCAAATCTTCATTCACGACAACAACGGGCGATAATTGCTCTGTTGAAATGCCGGACGGTGGCGTCGGCGTGCAAGCAGTCGAATGTTCCACGCCGAACGATGGAGAATTGGCTTCGAGATAGCGACTTCCTGAAAGCCCTTCGCGAAGCCCGACAGAAGATGTTCAACATCGCCTTGGGCCGGCTGTGTCAGGCGGCGAATCGAGCGGCGTCGGTTCTGATTGATGGCGCGCGGGGAAAAGAGATCACGCACATGCAGCGCCTTTGTGCGAGGGACATTCTGACGTTCGCACGTGAGGGCCTGAACGCGGATGTTGGCTTGCGGCTTGACGAGATCGAGGCCCGGCTGGAGCGGTTTGAAGGAGCGGCAGAATGAGACAGCGGTTGTCCAGACTCTCTAAGCTGTTGCGACGGGCTGAACGCGCGATGGGCAAAGCGACCCTGCACGCGGCTATCCAGCGATTCTACGACGACGGCATCATGCCCGAGTCGGAGCCGGCTCAGAGCTTCGCCCTGCTCATGCAAGCGTTCGACCGGATGATCGACGCGAGTGTCGGCGGCGGCAACTACGAGCAGGCCCGCGAAGCTTATGAGGCGGCCTGCCGGCGTTGGGAGCGGGCAGAGAAGGGGCTCGAATGGACCTGAGAACCCGAGAGCAACGCAAGAATCGCCAGCTTTTGCTCTTTCCTGAGCCTCAGGGCGGTCCCGCAAGAGATCGGGCGTCCCTTGAGCGGCAGCGGCGGGTCTTGGACGCGATGAAGGACTTCTACAGGGGGCGTCGGAAGTGACATCGTCGCGTGAACTATCCCGTTGGTATCAACTTCGCGAGCACGCCGAGCAGCGGCGTCTGTGGACGTCCCCGGCCCGGTTCAGGGTGGTCCCGGCTGGTCGGCGAAGCGGAAAAAGTGAGCTTGCGAAACGGTACGGAGTCTCTATGGCCGTTGGCCTGCAACGGTGGCCGGATGCACGATACATCTACACCGCGCCGACGTACCAGCAGGCCCGTCGAATCTTCTGGAACGACATTAAGCGCATGATCCCGAACTGGGCGCTGGCGGGGCAGAATCCGCGAACGGCGATTCGCGAGAGCGACCTGTCGATTCGACTTCACAACGGCGCGGAGATCCTTGTGAGCGGGTTGGATGTCCCCGAGCGAATCGAGGGCGTTGCCGTTGACTGGATTTGCGTCGATGAGATCGGGAACTGTCACCCCGAGGCTTGGGGCGAGCATGTTCGACCGATGTTGTCGGAGCGGAATGGATCGGCGTGGGTAATTGGCGTCCCCGAGGGTAGAAATCATTATTGGCAGATGGCGCAAAAGGCCCAGGAGGATGCGAGCGGTCTTTGGTCGTTCCACACATGGCCATCGGCCACGGTCCTTCCACCCGAAGAGATCGAGATTGCGAAGGCCGAACTGGATCAACGCACGTTCGAGCAAGAGTATTGTGCGTCATTTCTGGATCCAACGGGTCGGGTTTACTACGGCTTCCGTCGTGAGACTCACGCGGCGGAACGACTCCAGCACGATCCCGAATTGCCTCTCGTTCTGGCCTTTGACTTCAACGTCGCGCCGGGCGTCTGTGTGATTGCCCAGGAGCAGCAGTATCGCGGATCGAACGCGGCTGTCGCGGCGACGTTCACGGCGGTAGTCGATGAGGTTTACATTCCCACCGACAGCAACAGCCAAAGGGTCTGCCGCGAGATCATCGCGAGGTACGGTGGGCACTTGGGCGACGTCGTCTGCTACGGCGACGCCACGGGCGGGGCGAGAGGGACGGCCAAGGTGGAGGGCTCGGATTGGGAGCTGATCGAGAAGTCGCTGCGGCCTGTGTTCGGGCAGCCGCGAACGCGGCCGGGCCGGGGTGACTTCGAGGTTCGCATTCCGAACGCGAATCCCCGCGAGCGCGTCAGGGTAAACGCCATGAACAGCAGATTGCAGAGCGCCGACGGCCGGGTGCATCTTCTCGTTGATCCGGTCAAGTGTCCCCACGTCGTCATGGACCTTGAGGGTGTGTGCTATCGCCAGGGCACGTCCGAGATCGACAAGAAATCAAGCCCGACGTTGACGCATTTGTCGGACGCGTTGGGCTACTACGTGAACTATGAATTTCCGACAACGGAACACGTGTTTCAAGTG